AAAGACCATTACTGTGAAAAACGTTTTGGTTTGTCCGGTAAGCGCGGATGATATTGCAGACTCCTTACAGCTGTATGGCAAGAAGGCTGAGTATGAATTGTGCATTCCCAAGGAAAACCCAAACGTTTGGGAGAATCGCACGGTGGAATTCTTTGGGCAGAAGTGGAGAACCTTCGGCATTATGCTGGAGTGGAATCCGGATCTAACCCCCGGTCCATGGAATCGGAAGATCAAGGTGGAACGGTATGGTTAGGATCGAATTAGACTCACCCGGCATTATCGAATTCCTTAAGTCCGGTGGAATCGCTGATGCCTGTGAAAAGGAAGCAGCAAAAATGACCCGTGCAACCGGTATGGACTATGTTGCCGACATACATGTCGGTAAGACCCGTGTCAATGCTGCAGGCTACCAGAAGAGAATTGATGGCGAGGAGGAATAATTCTTGATTGAAATATCTGTAATCGACTATCTTTCTGAGAAACTCCCTGTGGCGGTTTACACGGAATATCCGGAGGAACCTCCGGATACTTTCATTGTGATCGACCGCACAAACACAGAGCGGGAGGATTTTGTTTATACCTCCGTCTTTGTAGCCAACTCTTACGCAGCGTCCAAGCTGGCAGCAGCGCAGCTCAACGAGAAGGTAAAGGCGGCAATGGATACGCTTGCAGATTTGGAGCAGGTTTATGCCTCTCGCCTGGGAAGTGATTATCCGTTCCCCGATACGAAACGCAAGAAGCACCGTTATCAGGCGGTGTACAATATTTCACATTACTGAAAGGAGAAATACCTATGGATGCAAAAAATGTAACCGCCAGCAAGCCTAAAAAGGGCGGCGCTGTCTTTGTTGCTCCGCTCGGCACACCTCTGCCTACAGATACGGTAACAGCGCTGGATAAGGATTTCACTTCCCTGGGTTACTGTTCTACCGATGGCCTGATCAACGCCAACAGCCCGACCAGCGACAGCACCAAAGCCTGGGGCGGAGAAACTGTGCTGAACAATGAGACGGAACGCCCGGATAACTTCCGGCTCAAGCTGATTGAGGCCCTGAACGTCAATGTGCTTAAGACGGTATATGGCGAAGAAAATGTGACCGGAGACCTTGAAAATGGCATTGCGGTTGCGGTTGGCAACGAGGAGCACAAGGAACATGCATGGGTAGTCGATATGGTGCTGAAGAATGGTGCAGCAAAGCGCATCGTCGTTCCTCAGGCGAAAATCACAGCAATGGAGGAAATCGTTTACAACGATAACACTCCTGTTGGCTACGGCCTGACTCTGGGCACGACTCCGGACACTAAGGGCAAGTCCCATTACGAGTATATCAAGGGTTCTGCGACTGAGGATAACGGTGGGGAGGTATCTGCATGATCAGAGGTGAAACGTCAACAGGATTTGCATTCACGCTTGATAAAAACGTGATGAACAATATGGAGCTGATCGATGTACTGGCTGATTCCTCTCTGGATGCAGGATTCCGCGCATCCGCGGTTGTCAAAATGGTTCTGGGAGATCAGAGGAAGAAACTGTATGACCATGTCCGTACTGATGACGGCCGTGTGCCGGTAGAGGCAATCGATGCAGAAATGAAGGAAATTTTTGCATCGATCAATGAATCGCAAAAAAACTCCTGACCCTCGCCGGCATGATCAGAATAGATCGTGATGCGCTGCTTTGCGATCTTGCGGAAACATATGGAATCTATGATATGCGAGCGTTGCCGGCATCTACGTTGGCAACGCTCGCCGTCGGTTTGAGGGAAGATTCCAGAATTAAAATGCGCCTGTCCGGAAACAGAGTGCCAAGAAACGAAGTTTTGCTGGCGGCTGTACTGGACAGGCTTTCTTTGCTTATCAGGATGCTGAATGAAAAAGGCTTTTCCATTACGCAGTTTCCGCCCTCGGTACTGGATGCAATGCTTGGGCGCAGTGCATCCGATGATGGCGATGTGGAAGGCTTTGATACATCGGATGAGTTTGAACAGGAATGGACACGAGCTACGGGGGTAAGCCATGGCGAAAGGTAGTATAGCAAAAGCATATGTGCAGATCATCCCGTCCGCGGATGGTCTCAAAACAAACCTCTCCAAAATATTTGATAGTGAGATGCCGTCTGCTGGTAAAAGTGCAGGTGGTATTTTTGGTTCCAACCTGATCAGTACTGTAAAAACCGCTTTGGCAGCTGCGGGTGTAGGTAAGCTTTTCTCTGAGTCACTGACAGAGGGTGCAGGCTTGCAGCAGAGTCTGGGCGGCATTGAGACTTTATTTAAGGACAGTATGGAATCCGTCGTTGCAAATGCTGAGAAAGCATATATGACCGCAGGTATGTCTTCAGATGCGTATATGCAGAATGTGACCAGTTTCTCAGCAAGTCTTCTGCGGGGCTTGGGAGGCGATACGGAAGAGGCAGCAAGAATAGCTGATATGGCGCTGACTGATATGTCGGACAACGCCAATAAATTCGGTACGGATGCTGAGCGAATCAGGGATGCCTACCAGGGATTTGCACGGCAGAACTATACTATGCTGGATAACCTCAAGTTGGGTTACGCCGGTACCAAAACGGAAATGGAGCGTCTTCTGGCAGATGCCAAAGAGTTAACTGGTGTTGAATATGACATCAATAATCTCGCGGACGTCTATTCAGCAATCCATGCTATTCAGGAAGAAATGGGAGTCATGGGAACTACTGCCAAAGAGTCGGCATCGACACTGTCGGGTTCGTTCCAGTCCTGGAAGGCATCACTGAAGAATGTGTTGGCAAATCTCTCCCTGGGACGCGATATAAAACCGTCTCTGGATGGGTTGGCGAAAACAACTGTAACGTTCTTAAAGGATAATCTCACCCCTGCTGTGATGAATATCATTAAGGCGTTGCCGGAAGCAGCAGTGACATTCATAAAGGGTGTTCTGCCGAGTAATATGGATGAAATCGTAACGACTGCAATTACGAATTTTTCATCCTTCGTTTCCTCAGGATTACCTGAGATTTTTCGCAACGGCGAAAAAATAGTAAGTAGTCTGGCAGAAGGTTTTGTCAGCAATGGGGCTACATTTTTAGATTCTGTAAGTGATTTGCTTGGACAATTCCTGAGTGCAATTTCGACAGCATTGCCCAGCATACTGCAAAGCGGTGTATCCCTGGTGATAAATTTAGCAAAAGGATTGATCAGTGCGATTCCTGAGATCTCCCGTGCGGCACTTAGTCTCGCAGGTGATCTATTGAGTACGATTGCATCGCATCTTCCGGATATGCTGGAACAGGGTATTGCACTGGCAGGTCAATTGGCGGCAGGCTTAATCAAAGCTGCTCCAAGTATGTTGGAAGCTGCCGGGTCGATCATTGCGGATACTGCTGCGGCATTCCTCGACTTTGACTGGGCATCTGCAGGTAGTGATATCATCGATGGCATCGTGTCTGGTCTGCTTTCCGCAGGCTCTGCTATTGTAAAAGCAATAGGAGATATTGCGATTACTGCGTGGAAGTCGATGGAAAACGCATTGTATGGTCTTACATCAAATTTTGATGTGGGAACCGGCTTGGGTGTAGATGGATCCTTGATAGGACAAGGCTCTGGTCAAAAATTCATTCAGATAGATGGCTCAAATGCCAATGGCCTGGACTATGTTCCTTTTGATGGATATATATCTGAATTGCATCACGGAGAAATGGTTCTGACAAAATCCGAGGCTGAAGTTTATCGAAATAGCCAAGGAATGCAGACACGGGGAAACGCGGTTACAGTCACGCAGAATATATATAGCGAAGCAAAAAGCGCGGCAGATCTGATGGAGGAAGCGATATATCAGTTTGAAATGGCGGTGATGCTGAATGTTTGATGTTGTCTTTGAAGCAGACAATGGGAAAAAATACGTGTTCGGCAATGCGGGAAATACCTGGTTTGGAATGAATATCGGAAACGGTATTGAAGTCTCTTTGGGAAAAACGCAGGGCTTTTCTCAGATTGGGGATACTGTTGTTACTCAGTCGATAGGAGGTCGTTCCATTTCTGTTTCCGGACAGGTATATGGGAATATCGTGGAGCGGAAAAACGCCATGCGAAGTATATTCGCACCGTTTACTACCGGCCGTTTGATTTTTCAGAAGGCGTATTATATGCGTGTTTATGTGAAAGCTTCGCCCACGTTCTCCGCTGTAAAAAATAATGGCCTCTTCAAGATGCAGCTGTATGCTCCGTTTCCGTTTTTCTCCAGAATTGAAGAGCAGGCGTATCTTATTGGCGAAGTAATTCCTAACTTCCGGTTTCCGGTAAACTACAATGTGCCTCACCGCTTCGGCACCAGGACGGCAGCCAGGTACACCAATGTGATGAATACTGGGGATGTGAGAATTCCATTCCGGGTGCATATCCATTCCAGCGGCGCCTGTACGAACGTTACGGTGTCGAATCTAAAAACATTTGCATTTCTGAAGCTGAAAGGGACTCTGAATGCCGGAGACTCTGTTGAGATATACAGAGATGTCGATAATGTCTTGCGGGCTGAGCTGACCTCAGATGGAACAGTAACGGATATTATTTCGTGGGTAAGCGAGGATTCATCGTTGTTTGAGTTGGAAGTGGGGGATAATCTTCTTTCGGCAAACGATGATGAAGGTGGGGCGAACTTAACCGTTCGTTTTACATTCAATCCAGCGGTGGTGGCGCTCTATGAGACTTAATTTATATGATAAAGACTTGAACCGGATTTCTATCATAGGTAACCGGTTCGTTTCCTGCTTATGGTCCGAAGGATATAATAGCGTCCAGAATTTTACGGTGGAACTACAGGATGTTCCGGAATACCGGAAAAAGGTCCGTGAGAACTATTACGTCGGCAGGGATGACCGCCGTACGCTCATGGTCATAAAAACAGTGCAGGTCAAAGATGGAAAAATCATTGCTTCCGGTAAGCAGGCAACGAGGCGGCTTGACGATGCTGCATTTGTCGGCACGATTGCTTCCGGAAAAATGATCGATAAATCTATTAAGGACGCTTACGAGTCCTCCAACAAGCTCAGCTTGATTGAATTCGCGGAAAGCAATCTACAGATAACTTATGGAAGGCAGATCAGTAATAAGTCCATCCTCACTCTGTGTACGACAATGTGCCAGAGTGAGGATGTGGGTTTTAAAGCAGTGAAGGAAGAACAACATATCGGTATTGTATTTTATAAACCCGAGTATAATCCCAATCTGGTGTTTTCTCAGCGTTTCGGAAATTTGAATATGCAGTCTGTTACATTTTCTACAGAGAATTTCAAAAACTATGCTATTGTGTTAGGCCAGGGAGAAGACAGCGACCGTGTGCGTGTTGATGTAGATCAGACTGGTGGCGGTGAGCGTTTTGAAATGATCGTTGATGCAAGAGACATAGTTCAAGAAGAAAATGAGTCTGAAGCTGCATATAAGCTTCGTCTGGAAGCAAGAGGTTACGAAAAGCTCCTGGAAAGGCAGAAGACAATAGCATGTGCATTCAACCCGATAAGTAAGGATTTTGGTATTAAATACGATTTGGGAGACATCCTTACGATTTATCTTCCTGACTTTGGAATTAGGCTGCAAGCCCGTGCGGTAAGATTCACACAGAAGTCGCAGAACAATAAAATATCAACGACCGTCGAGGTCGGAACAATAACAGTATTGAGGTGATTACATGACCCTTACGACGTACCCGCTTAATGATGTAGATTTTCAGGCAGAGGATGCAGAATTGTTCCACTGTACGAGATCCAGTGGCATATATTCAGGTGATGATTTTGCTTTTTCTGCGACCGGAGCTGATAATACAATTGTAATCGGCCCGGGTATTGGGTGGATCCGTAACAGTAGATTTTCCGGAAAGGTTATCGCGCAAAAAAATTCTGCGTCACTGAATCTTGGCCTGTCTGATATGGCATATCCAAGAATTGATGCTGTGATTATTCAGTTTGACGCAAATGTGAATGGAACCGAAATTAAGGTGAAGGAGGGAATTGCAGGCAGCACACCGGTTGCCCCTGAGGTATCCAGAACCGAATCTTTGTATGAGTTGCATTTGTATCATATTTACAGAGAAGCAGGTAAAGCGACCATCTCTGCGGCGGATATTACAGATTTGCGGATAGACGCAAATTACTGTGGCCTTATGGCAGATTCAGTAACAAACGTTGATACTACAGCTATCAACGCCAAAGCAATGGATTTGATAGAAAAACTGCAGCAAGAGATTCTTAATGTAAAGGATAACTCGGCTTACCTCTTTAAGGATGGATCTGTACCTATGACAGGTCCTATGGATATGGGTGAAAATCGTGTAAAGAATCTGGCAGATCCTGTAGAGACCGGTGATTCAGTTAATCTGGGTTATATTAACAAAAACTTCAGACCCATAACGTGGACGCCGACTGCGGCCCAGGTGGGCGCAGCTCCTGCGTCTCATGTATCCGACAGTGCCAACCCCCATAAGGTCACGGCGGCGCAGGTAGGCGCACGCCCCGATACCTGGATGCCAAAGGCTTCCGAAGTTGGCGCTGCTCCCGGTGGATATGGTCTGGGTGTTGGTTCGACATCGAAGAATGTTACAGCGATTACCGGAAACGGTTGGTACGTTACGGATCAAGATACGCCGGATGGAGAGTGGTGGTTATGCTTTGCAATGGTAACCAATAATGGTAGGGACATCACCGTTGAGGCATGGAATTTGACTGGCACAGTAAAGTGCAAACGGACAAAGCGTTCAGATGTATGGGGTGATTGGGAATACGTTAATCCCCCCATGGCTTTGGGTACGGAATACCGCACCACGGAGCGGCACAACGGCAAGGTCGTCTATGCCAAGTATTACAATGCGGGAGGCTTCACAAATAACGGTTATGTTTCCTTCCCAAGCGGTGCGGTGGAGATCCTCAGATATGAAGGCTGGTTCGGTTCTTCCAAGCGTCTGCTCCCCATCGGCAGATATGCAGATTCCGGTGCGACTTATTACGCATACCTTTCAAAAGAAGTGTCCGGTGATTCCAAGGTACTTTACACTTACCAGAAGGGCTTCACCGACGGAGCAAATACCCTGTACATTACCGCATACTACACAAAGGCTTAGGGAGGATGAAATATGAAAAGAATCTATTATCGGTTCAGCGCGGTGGAAGATCCGGATGCGGAGGATTTCGTTGAAAAGTCCCTGCCTTATTCCGAAGCCAATGTGGAAATCGCAAAGGGCGAAGCATACAGCGGGGAATATACCGTCGGTGATGACGGCCTGCCCGAGCCCGACACCGCATCTGCCGACGATGTTTTAAACGTTTTACTGGGGGTGAATGTATGAACAGAATGCAGGCTGCGGAGCAATTGAGAAAGGCACTTCAGATGTTTGCTGCAGGGTTGACGGACGAACAGGCGATGGAAGTGGCTGCGGTCTACGATCCCTGGAAACCGGGCAGGGCATACGGTGCCGGTGAATTCCTTACCTACGGGACAAACGGCGTGGGCGATCCCCAGCTGTACAGGGTGGCGCAGGCACACACGGCACAGGCAGACTGGACACCCGACGTGACCCCTGCGTTGTATGCAGCCATCGGTCTGGATGAATCCGGTTACCCCCTCTGGATCCAGCCCGCCGGTGCCCACGATGCCTATAACAAGGGAGATACCGTCAATTACAACGGTACGCTGTATGTGTCTTTGGCAGATGGAAACGTATATGCTCCCGATGCTTATCCCGCAGGGTGGGAGGCAGTGGATGGCTAACCGGTTTTTTCCCAATTACGGCGCATACCTGATCACATCCCCCTTCGGGATGCGCACTCTCCGGGGGATTACCCGGATGCACAACGGCATCGATCTGGTAGCCAGGCATCCGGATGGATACGGCGCTTTGGATCATATCAAGGCCCACACCGGCGGCAAAGTCACCGCCTCCGGCTATGACAGCTCTGCTGGGTATCTGCTGAAGATCCGGACCGCACCCAACGTGGTGATGGTCTACTACCATCTGCGGGAGGCATCTCCTTTCAAGGTGGGCGATACCGTCAAGACCGGGCAGATCATCGGCTTCATGGGGCAAAGTGGCAACGTCACCGGCGCGCACCTTCACTTCGGCATCCAGGCGGACGGGACGTGGGTAGATCCGGAACCGTACCTGGATCGGGATTTCACCGGGGAAGTGCCTGTGAAGCGGGTCGTTCTTTCCCTTCCGGTTCTGCACAGAGGGATGAAGACCGAAGCAGTGAAGTGCCTTCAGCTGCTTCTGAACCATGATCTGAACATGGATCTGGCACCGGACGGCTCCTTCGGCCCTGCTACGGAGGCGGCGGTGGAGAAATTCCAGCGGAAAAAAGGGTTGGAGCCGGACAAGCGTGTGGGCCCTGCCACATGGAGCGCTCTTCTGGGGGTGGAACCATGAGCGAATCCATACTCGTTGCCATCATCACCGGCTCCATCACCCTCCTTGGGGTGCTGATCACCAATTCCAGAACCCAGGCGGTGATGGAGACCAAGGTGGACGAGCTGACCCGGGAGGTCCGGGAGCACAACAACTTCGCTAAGCGTATGCCCGTGGTGGAGGAGCAGATCAAGGTGATCAATCACCGGATCGAAGATCTGGAAGGCTTTCACAAGCCTAAAAATTAAAGGAGGATACATCCCATGAAGAAAGAAGCTGTCATCCGCAAGCTCACCAGCCGCAAGCTCTGGCTGGCGGTGAGCCTGTTTATCAGCGGTCTGATCACAGCCCTTGGCGGCGATGCCGCGAAGGGTGAGACCGTTGCCGGCTGCATTATGCAGCTGGGTGCCGTGGTCGCCTACATCCTGGCGGAAGGCTGGGCAGACGCGGCCCACCAAACTGTCATCACCGGGGATTGACCCCGTGAAAATGAAAGGAGAAAACAAATGAACATGATGAAGATCGACTCTCTGCAGCACTTTGCCCAGCTGCAGACCACCACCTCCGAAGGTCTGTCCGCGGAAATGAAGACCTTCTACGACATGAGCCTCATCGACGAGGCCTCTGCCAACCTGGTCCACGACCAGTTCGGTCAGAAGCGCCCCATCCCCATGGGCGGCGGCAAGACCATCGAATTCCGCAAATTCACCCCTCTGGATAAGGCCCTGACTCCTCTGACCGAGGGTATCACCCCCGACGGCAAAAGTCTGACCGTATCCACCGTCACCGCCACCGTCAATCAGTACGGCGATTACATCACCCAGTCCGATATGCTGGAGCTGACATCCGTAGACAATACCATTCTGGAGGCCACCAAGCTGCTGGGCCGCCAGGCAGGTCTGACGCTGGATACGGTGGTGCGCAATGTCCTCCAGTCCGGCACCAATGTGACCTACTGTCCCAAGGTGGTGGACGGTGTGGAGACCGAGGTCACCAGCCGTTCCGCCCTGGGTCAGGGCTGCCAGCTGACTGTGGATGTGGTGCAGCAGGTGGTTGCCAAGCTCCGTGCCCAGAATGCACCCACCATCGGCGGCAAGTACATCGCCATCATCCATCCCTATGTTGCTTACGATCTGATGCGCGATCCCGAGTGGCGCGAGGCATACAAGTATGCCAA